GCTTTGACCCCTTGCACTTGCTAGAGCTTCAGCACCTTTAGAAACTACGCTATTGTAATTTTCAATCGACTCACGGTTCTTATCGCGAATAGCAATTTCTTTTGCTGTCTGAGCCCGTAATGCATTAGCTTGTGCTCTAGAGGCATCCGTCAAAGATTTGATCTGATTAGCATAACCTTCATTGGCTTCTCTAACAGGAGCAAATAATTGCTTTGCTTCTTCTGGAGTAATTACGCCACCAGATGCAGCAGCTTCTTGCAACTCTTTTTTAAACTGTTTTAGAGCAGCCTCACTGCCACCAAGTTGTTTTTTCAAGAAGTCATCATCAACTTTTAATACTTCCGAAATAATCTGGTCAGCAGTTTTACCTTGTGTAATTTCTGGCTGGGCAACAAGTGTTCCAGTAGCACCCTCGATAAACTTTCTACTATCTCTTAATGCAAAGGCAGCTTCCTGACCGGCGGCTTGAAACTGAGGAGGAAGGCTTTGTATGGTGGTCAAGAACTGATTAAGGTTACTTTCCAATTGTCCAATAGGAAGATCAGCACCAAGATCAGTATCTCTAATTTCAATTTGAGAAACCTGACCGTTTAAGTTTGCAACAAAGTCATCAGTCGCAGCTTTAGCATTTTCAAAACCTCTTGTGAGATTATTGATTGCGGCCAACTGTGCATTTTGCTGTTTGAGTAGATTGATCTGGTCAAGTCTAGCTTTTGCCTCTTCTTGTAGTCTAGCTCTGTTTTCTGCCAGTGCAGCATTTTGCTTGGCATAAGCCGCTCTTTGTTGTGCCAAAGTTTGATTGACGCGATTGATTTCATCGGCAGCTTGCTTATTTAACTCGTTTATACGATCTTGATTTCCAGTTGGATCTTGATCTTTCAAGGCGGCGGCTTCTGCTTTTAGGTTAGCAGCTTTTGCTTGAGCCTCGGCTCTAGCGGCCTCTTCTGCTTGCCTCAGAGCAGTAGCAAACGCACCCGATCCTTGAATAAGTTCTTGGAATGGAACTTCACCGGTAATCTCAAGTTGAGCAGCCTGACCAAGAGTATCCCTTGTTTGTTTGGTTTGAGCAGCAAGACCTTTAAACGAGTCATTAAGAGTAATGCCAGCAAGTTCAATTTGCTTAACTATTGAAGGATCTAATCCAGACTCTCCGAGTGCTTTAAGTCCTTCTGCATCAAGATTCGCTAGTTCCTGAACAGTCTTCCCAGTGTTAGCGGTTTGATTTTGTAGCGTTGCTAATGCTTCGGCAACACCTTGGGTGTTTTGCTGTAAAGCAGTTAGCCCACTGTCACCTGTACTGGACTGTGCTGAAAGTAACGCATTAACCTTATCGGCTGCATCCAGAGGAAGGTTATTAATATCTTGTATTTTTTGCTGAAATTCTGCATTAGCCTGATTGACAGCAACCAAGACTCCAATAGTTTTGTTTAACGACTCTGCATAAAGTTTTTGCTGTGCTGCCGCTTCGTCTATGCTGTCGCCAAATATGCCGAAGGCGGCGGCTCCCCCAATAAGTGCCCCGGCGATAGCACCAACTGCCGTTCCGATAACGGGAACAAAACTACCAATCGCCGCTCCAACGGCGGCACCGGCGGCGACACCACCCAAAGCAGAGTTACGTTGCTGTGTTCTAACATTGGCCTCGTTTCTTGCTGTAATTTCTTTGGCAACGCCCGCTTGCAAACCTCCAGCACTTCCACCTTTGCCAGACTTGATATTATCAAGAATGGCTTTATTGGCTTTGGCTTCCGCATCTGCTCTAGCATTTGCCTCGGTAATTAAAAACTGAAAAGCCACATAAACACCAGCAGCAACAGCAGCAACTCCAATCAACGCACCAGCAAGACCAGATCCAGCAGAGGCAAGATTAGATTGAGTTTCAAGATCTTCCGAAACTTTTGCCCCAATATTGGATTGAGTTTCAGCCAATTCACTGCCCGCATTAGTAATGTTTGCCTTCGATTCCACGCCTTCGGTAGTAGCAGCCTCTAAGTTTGCACCGGCAGCAGCTTTAGTAGAAGTTCCAAAAGTGGCAAGATTACCCAGTAAGTCAAGAACAGTCGATCCTAAGAACAAGAACGTTGTTGCCATAGCAATAGTTTGCTGTGCCGCCTCTTCTTGTGCTCCTTTTAATCCGAGAGCGGAGGTTGCAACACCACCCANNNNAGTCAAGAACAGTCGATCCTAAGAACAAGAACGTTGTTGCCATAGCAATAGTTTGCTGTGCCGCCTCTTCTTGTGCTCCTTTTAATCCGAGAGCGGAGGTTGCAACACCACCCAGTGCCGCTCCAGCAAAAGCAAATGTTTGAAGACTTTGAGTAGCTGCTCCAGCTTTTTGGAATGTCTGACCAGCACCACCCACAACCTGACCAGCACCGCTCGCAACTTTGCCAGCACCCGACTTGAGTTGAGCAGTCCTGTCTTTCAAAGCCTTGGACAAAGCCACCTGTTCTTTTCCAACAACTTTGCCGTTCTTGGTGATTTTTATAAGTTCTTTGCCCAGAACACCATATTCATTACGAACAACGTTTTCAGCCCTAGTTATCGCATCTTTTGCTTTTACGTTTTGGTCGGTAGCTCGAATCTCTCTGGCAATAGCGGCAATTTCTTTTTTCTGTTGGGCTGCAAGAGCCTCCCTTACCGCAGTTCCTTTCTTTTCTCCTGCGGCAGCTTGTCCAAATGATTTGGTTGGAGAACCGCCACCAAGACCTTGAGCACTTTTCAGCCTAGTGTCTCCGGCGACAGTATTGCCAGCCGTAGGATTAGCTCTAGCGGCAGCTTGTGCTTTTGCGGTGGCTTCAACAGACTGTTTAGCTTGATCGCTAGATTGTTTAAGATTCTTAAACGCTACATCAAAAGCCTGAGCACTGGAAGCTCCGCCCAGCAGTGCTTGAGCAGCAAGATTCAAAGACTGATTATATCTAGCTGTTGATTCGGCTGTTTTTCCAGCACTAACCCCGATACTGTTTAATGCTTTTACTACTTCGTTTAGGTTTCCAACATTTACATTATTCAATCCTAAACCAGAACCAGTTGGCCCACCCTTCGCGAATCTTTTAAAGCCAACACTTCCGCCTTTAGCGAAACGAGCAACGCCCTGCTTGTTCATTCTGTCAAGGTTAGCACGACCAATGCTATCTGCTGCCTTTTTGTTAAAGACGAATTCACCCGGAGTCAAAAGGGCGGGAACAGTATCAGATCCAGCAGGACCGCCAGTAGCTTTTCCTTTAGGAGCATTGAATCTACTAGCGTTGAACTCCCTACCAATCTGGTTAGCAATTTTTCCTCTAAAGTTAGCTTTTGTTGCAACGCCAAAACTTTTCTTAGCATCGACAAATCCAGCGGGCAATCTATTATAGTTATCAGCAAGTGGTCCAGTAATACCGCCAGCAAAATCAAATGGTGCTCCAAGGGCACTTTCAGAAAATTTACCAAGATTACTGACATTATTTACAGCAGCTTCAAATAATTGACCAACAACACTACCTTCTTTACCAAAGAATCTTCTCAGTCCAGCAATACTATCTTGAGCTACTGGAATGTTCCCAAGACCAAGATCTGCACCAAGTCTATTACTAGCTGTAGAAACTCCATCTACAACACCATCCAGAATACCTTCTGAAAATTTACCACTGGTTCTTTCGTCCAAACCCTGTCTTTTTAGCGTAAACTTTCTGCTTGTGGTGCCGGTAACAGATTTAATAAACTCGCCAATTCTTCCTTTGAATTTACTTCCCTTTACGGCAAGGGAAGCCTGAACATCTTTGGCTCCAATATTACCGAGGTCTTCTGATGCCTTGCCGGGAATGTCTGGATCAAGAATGGCAGCACCAACCTGAGTGGTATTTAGAACAGATCCACCGGCAGCAAACCTTTGAATCAATCCACCAAATGCAGCGTTTTGTTGTTTCTTTTTAGCATTACGCTGTCTTATTATGGATCTCGCCTCTTTAATCAGGGCGTTCTTGTCTGTCGGAACAGCCAGACCAATAGTTCCAAAGTTAGAGTTTTCACCGCCCTTGGTCGTTTTGTAATTTCGTAAACTTGCCGCTCTTCGTTTCGTGCTTCCAGCTTCTTTTCCAAGACTATCTCTAAATAGCTTACCAAGAATCTCGGTATTTGATACGGCACCAACTGGTCTAAATTTTACTTCTACTAGACCGCTTCCAGTAGCAACATCAATAGGTGACTGATCAGGACTAAGAAGTTTTCCTTTTAATTGTTTGGCAACAATCTTTTCAAAAGCATCCGCAGAAACTTTAGTATTTTTAGAACTTAATTGTTGTAGGACTGGAGTTGAAGTTCTGGGAGGAATTTTATCAAATGAAGTTATTTTGATATTGCCAGATACAGTATCACTGGGCTGAATATTTTTAAATGATGCTCTATTTCTCGGAATAGAGGGAAACTTTTTATCAAGCCTGCTAACGGTTCTAGTTATTGGACCGCCACTAGCATATCCCTTAGCGTTCATTTGTGCTAGATTGTTAGCACCTAATTTCTGAACACTCTGTTTTCTGATGACAAATTCGCCCGGAGTCAACATCGCAGGAACAGTATCGCGATTTCCACTGCCGGGAACCATACCGCCAGAATTAAATCTGCTTGCCCTAATTCCACTAGAACCACCAGCAAAACCCCTAAGAAGCCCAAGGCCACCAGCCAATCCCTGTCCAACTTTAAGTGCAAACAAACTTCCCAGTAGTGGAAGCAAAGGTTCTACAGCTTCGGCAACTTTAATAAAGGATTGTGCGAGTTTCAGCAAGAATACAGTTGTAGATCTGAATGTTTCGCTACTTGTGAAAGATCTAATTAATTCATTAAATTGCTCTCTTGTTTTTGCAATTTCAATGCCTAGTCCCTTTTGTGCAGTCTGAGCATCTTTGCTAACGTAACCACTTGCATTTTGAGCTACATTTAATGCGTTCTGAGCGACAGTAAACTGATTGATAAGAGGAATAACTTTACCAATCTGACGGAATCCACCTAGCTCTTCAACGATCTGAGAGAATCTAAAGCTACGAGGATCAAGTCCAGACAATCCTGCTGACAATCTCTTAACAGCTTCAAAAGCTCCAACAAAGTTACCCTGTGCATCTTGAAGCTGAATACCAAGCTGTTTCAACTGCTCGACAGTTTCAGCACGCTGAATTCTTGTGAAGATGGTACGAAGACCAGTAGCGATTGTCTCTGCACTTTCACGAGTAGTTGCACGAACACTTGTGAACAAAGCAACAAGCTCTTCCACACTACCGCCAGCGTTTGAGAAAACACCACCAACACGACGAATAGCACTAACGAGGTCGCCAGATTCTACAGCAAAGTTTTTAGACACAGCATTAATAGCATCTAAACTTTGTTCCAAAAACTTAATATCGTTTCCGGTAGCTGCGGCCTGTCTACCAAACTGGTTAAGGATAGCGATAGCACCCTCGGTAGTAGACTGAATATCATCAAACGTTGCTGCTAAACTTGTCTTGGCAAGGATCTCCAATGCCTTCGTTGCCTTATCAGCACTAAGACCAGTCTGAAGCAAAATACGAGAAGTATTCAAAAGGTCGGCAGAAGAAACACCAAGAGAAGTAGATAATTTAGAAACTTCATCCGTAAGACCTTTAAGCTGTCCAGTAGTTCTACCGGTGACTTGGGAAATCTTAATCAACTCAGCTTCAAACTCAATAGCCGCTCTGACTGATTTCTTGAAGGCATTTACAAAAGAAAGTAATGTACCTGTGGCGACAGTAATAACACTGAATCTTCTGGCTGATTCTGCCAAAGTTCTATTTAGACCGGCAGCATTTTTCTGCGACTGCTGAAAACCCTTACTTAAACCTTGAACTGATTTACTTGCTTTAGCTAAAGCCTGAGCATTGGTATTTACTTTAAGGTTTACATTTCCAATTGGCTGAAGCTGTTTTTTAATCCTATTAACTGTTTGGTTAATATTGGATTGATTAGCTTGAACCTGTATTTGTGCCGTAAGATTAAATGCCTGTGCCATTTTGCCTTCTCATGTTAAAATACGCGGGGCGATGATACGCCCCGCAGAATCTCCCTGAAATTACATACACATTTTATTAACTAGAAGTGCCTTTTTCAGTTGCAGGCTTTTTCCTAGTTTTGGTGGTTTTTGATTCCGCGACCGGAACATCAGCAACCAAGTCTTCTTCTTTCTCGACATCTTCCTTTTTGGCAGTGACAATCTCATTTCCATCGTCATCCAAGAAGGGCTTTCTTGTGGCCAGTGCCTTTCTAACCCAATTCTCCTCGCCGTCTGAATCAGTAACCTTAATCACCTCTTCGCCATCACGATTACAGAAATAACGCTGTTCTTCGTCTTTGGCCGCTTCCGCTTCTGGTGTTCGATATGCAACAAATCGACCAAACTCGTCAATTAGGCGACCATCGCCATCTACGGTGTGTCCAGCTTCGTTGATTAGATTCAAATCATCATTAACGAAATCAAACTCCTTCAAGAACTTGTTTTCGGTCAACTTTTGGTCATAATCAGGATCAAGACCATACAAGATTCCAGCAAGTTCACTAGCTGCTTTGATTACCCAAGGCTGATCTGCGGCAGCATCATAATCTGCCTGAGTTGGGAAATACGGCTTTTTAGTAGTTGGATTCAACATACAAAGCCTAACAAGCTCAGAGAATCTAGCGTTATCAGCCTGACCTTCTACAGAATTCTGGTCCAGATTATTTTTTTCTGCGAGAAGATCTCTAAATTCTACACGGGCCACTCTTAGTTTTAAAGCGATGTCTTTAGCCTCGGAGAGCTTGATGCCACCCCCCTGTAGAGCTTCTTCCATCTTTTGGATACTGTCAACGTAGGCATCATTCTTTGCTTGTTTTGCATCGCTCCAAATATCTTGCTCACGCATATAGTCATCCAGCTTTTGCCTTAGCAACGCACCGGAGTCCAGAGCCTTTCTAAAAGCCTTATTGTATTCCACTTGCGAATCACGATAATCACCGGCATCTGGTGTTTTAAGAAGAACCTTTACAGTTTTACCTTCTAAGTTTTCGCCTTCGATAATTCTAGTTTTATCCGTCATTTTTCTTCTCCTGAGTTTAAATTATCATTACCGACAACCGGTATATTGATATGGTATCTTTTCTTGGTTATTTCATAATTAGCAAAGTCAGCTTCCATATTCCTAATTTGAGTATTGCCCTTATCTAGTATCTTTGCTCTTGCTTCGTCATAAATTTCTTTTAATTGAGCTTGTTCTGGTGTAATTTCTTCCTGTTGCTCAAAACCCCACAGGAAGCCAAATTGCTTTTCAAGTATATCCAAGGCTCCAATCATAGTAGTTTGCACTCTCTTTTTAGAGCTTTTGAATAAGGACTCTTTAGCTATATCCTTTTTCCGTTCCTCCCTTACATTTTTTAAATTAATAGATTCTTTCAAAAACTTATTGTAACTCTTTTCCGACATTTTATCGTCCTCTTCCTTTAATGGCTTTGGTTCCTTGCTGTACGGCGTTCATCATGCGTTGCTGTTTAATGTCTGCTAAATCTTCAAATTTAACATCTTTACCAGCATTTGCATCAAGCTGGGCTTGTCTGGCAGCAATAATGCTGTGCCTTGTGTGATCGTCATTCAAGCCGTAGATTTCTTTTGCTTCCGACTGGTTATTTGCAACAAGATAAATCTCGTCCGATCCTGCAACTTTACTACCCTCTAGCATTTTATCAATCTCCGCTTGTTTCTTTTCTTTGTCTCGTTTTCGCTTCTCCGAAATAAACCAGCCATCTAAACAATCATCATCCTCAATAACCCGATCCTTGGGGCAATCTGGATTTTCATATACGTTGTCGTACATGATAGAAAATGATATTAAGCTCAGTTGGAATTGGTCTAAGTCTGACGCAGGTTTGCCAAACACATCATTTCTTTTCTTGGATGCGTTCCACATTTGCCTCCATTTTGAAGATCTGGCAATCTTTCTAAATGTCTCGGCAGTAATCATATTGCTTTGATATTTCTGCATAATATATGAAACTGAATATTTAGAAAAGTCGAATGGCGAACCGTCTTTGTTTTTTGTTGTATTTTCTATAATGAAAGAGTTCTTGGCAAACTGCCCCACGCCCTCACATGTCAAGTGGTCAAATTGTTTCTTTTTAGAATAAAGATCGAGTTGAATCTTTTCAAAGTTTCTGAGGTTTTTCTTTGCACCGACAAGATATTTTTGTTTGTAATAATTCTTGAAGCACTCTAGTTTTAAGTCTTCTATTTTTTTATCCATATCCTTAGCCCTTTGATCGTCAAAAGGACTCCATAGTTCGTACTTCAAAAGTAGCTCTAATGCCTCTTGTTCGACATAGCTGCCATTGAAATAAGCCTGCTCTTTTGCGTCGTAATAAACGTCAAAAGATTCTTCCAGTATATCTCTTGATGGTTCATAAATATAAAAAACAAGGTCGCCTAGCCTTATGCGTAAGCGACCCTGAATTATTCTATTTAATACCATTTCCTCATAGATATTGTCCAATCCAAAGTCCTTATCGTCTATCTATTAAGAAGTTCCACCACCATCGTCTACAAGGAGACTGTTAAAGTTAGTGTAACTGTAGGTAACAGTTGCGTTTCCACCACCGGTGTCACCACCAGAGTAAGAAATCGAAGACAACTTGTTCTTATCGCCAAGAGTGATGACAGTACCAGCATCGTCCAAAATGGTGATTGTTCTGTCGTTGAGGTTTTCCGCGATACCGGAAACGCTCTTCAAATCACCAGAAGTCGCGATGACTTCAAATTCGGTACTAACCTCAATTGGGAAAGAAACGAACTTAGCGTAAGGTCCAAATCGACCCAACTCAAGCAAGTTTTCCTGTCCGAAGTCGGCGGAAACACTAATACTTTGGATATGCAGGTTGTTATTACCAGCAAGATCGCCTTTCTGAGATTCAACTTCTGGTGGAATTACTGATCCGCCAACGTTGACATTGGTACGACGAACAACACCAGATGGTGGAGTTTCGTTGTCAAATCCAGTGGCAATCGTGCCGTATTGAGCTTCAGCGGTATCACCGGTGCTGTTTTGATCAGCGTTCCAGAACTTGTCGTTACCCACCAAAGTCACTGACTCGGTGGCGTTTCCATCAACACTGTAGTTGTAAGAAACGGACGAGGTGTACATACCAGAGTTCCAACAAACGTTTCGTGGAAGGCCGGTAGCATTTGAAGTAGCGTCATCATAAATAGCAACATAAACGTCTGATCGCTGCTTTGCCGCTGCAACCAAATCGGTTTTACATTTGCCATCAGATGCCAAATTAAAGATTAACGGCTGACCATCAATAACCTTTTCCAAGGTAACTTCGACATCAGCAACGTCTTCGATGTTTTCGTAAATTTCAAGCTGACCGATTTCAAACACCTGATCGAGCGTGAAATTAGAACTCATACCTACACTCTGCAAACCTTTTACTACTCGGTCTGCCGTTGGATCTTGTCCTGTGGGCTGAATGAGTACGGCTTTACAGGCGTAGAAAATTCTATCATTTCTTGCCATTTAAATTTCTCCTAATAAAAATCAAGTCCTCTGGTAAAGGGCTGACAATATATACACAAAAAATGACTAAACGGGTCCAACTTCAGTTCTACAACGTGCTACACCCATATATAAATCTACAGATAATTGAGTGACACTTTCTGAACGAGTATTGTAAATAAAGCATTTATTATAAGGAAAGTTTTCTACAAGCTGTGGGTACAATCCACTAGCTGTAGCATTTTCACTAAGCTCTCGCTGTCGCCCATTTTCAAATGTGAATGGAGCAACTCCACTTTCAGCAACTTTGGTAGGGTCAAACAAAGTAATAGTTCTATCGTTTTGATTTACGATAGTATCTATCAAATTAACAGACTCCCAGTGATTTTCAGCCATCACATAAAATACTAAGTCACTACGAACCCACTGACCACCGCCAAGCTGATAGCCCTGAGTATCTACAGCAGGAACAACCTCTACAGCTATAGCGGGCAATTGAACTCTTGTCTGTCCAAGTCTGATCCAACCACCGGAACCAAAAACCTGAAAATTTTCTTCTGTTCTAAATGAGTTTTGCTGCAATTGTCGAAACCATGATACTCCTTCAGAGGGGATGACCTGAACTCTTTTGTGGCTATATTCCATCTGAACATCTGCGGTAGTGCTTTCGGCAGTATCGAAGACAACTCTTCCCAAGGGGTAATCCACATAGAATGGTTTTTCAATATTTCCAGTGGCATAAAATGTACCGTCAACAAAAACGCCAGAAACGTCTATGGGCTGTTGATCCACACCATCAACATTACCACTGCCTTCCCAAACCCAGTTTTGTCTGTAACCTTCCCAGACCTGACCATCTGTGTAATTTGGGCTATCTACAACTCTTAACTTATGACGATCACCGCCATAAATATCATCTTGAGGTATAGAAATAGTATAGAACCCACCCGCATCGAGAAGACCCCAATCATAAAAATTTATAAAATTATCTAAGAGCATTTCAGACAGGGAAGAATCTGTAACCTTTTCCTGTTTGAGTCCTAGATTTAATTTTGTATCTGATCCTCCGGGCATTATACTACTCTCCTTAGAACGGCTTCTATTTCTGGTCTAACTCTAGATATAGCTCTTGTTATAAAATTATCAGTCGGAGTTCCCGAAAATGCACTATTAACTTTGTAAGGAGCTAGGCTACTGGTCATTTTTGCACCGCCGGTTCTTGTCTGGGGAAACGTGCCGAACTCTACGCCAAAATCAGCAATAATAATTGAGTCACCAGCGGTCAATAGCCATTGTAACCAAGGTAGAGTTCCATCATTAATTTCTTGCTGTGCCCAACTCTGGGTTAAAAGATTTGCATATCCAGAAGGTTGTAGCTCAATAATAATTCCTCCACCCCTATTCTTTTGTGCGAAAGCAGGACGTATCGAAAGAGTCTGCATTATCGCATTTACAAGCTGAGATGATGGATCATCTTCTAGCCCGAACTCAAGCCTAAGAATTCCATTCTTCAATGAGTTTATCTCAGGACTTGATGCTAGGGCTAATGTTATTATTGGAGTAATTCTCTGTTTGACAGTGGGCAGAGCTTTTTTAATACGGCCATTTATTTCTTTTGCCAAAGCAGTCTGAATCTGCTTGACAATCTGCGTATTTGATTCTCTAAAAGTTACCCTTGCCATTTCTTACTCCGAAGCTCTTTTCCAAAAGGTCACAACATACTTGGTGTTGTTTTGCTTGAACCCTTGAGGGAAAGACATGCCAGCCTTTTCAAACTTGGCATTGACATCATAATTTTCTATTCCGTCGTAACTTGGAATCATATATTTGCATTTCTCTATCTTTTCCAAGTCTGTCATATATGAAATAGTTTGGATGCCACCATCTGGAATATTGATCGAGGCTTCTGTCTTAACCCAGCTTTTTCTATCCCAATAAATTCTTAGAGTAACCGTATCACTTGCTTCTACTGCTTTATATCCTTTGCCACCACAGTAAGGACAAGGCATACCGCGATCAAAAGGATAAGGACCGCCAGCTTGATAAACACTGACAGAACGATTTCTTGTGCCCATTGTGCTCATTATGCAGTTGGGACAATCCTCTTTCTTCTCAGGATATATCAGCGTAGCGGATCTGGTAAAGAGCAGAATCGCTTCGTTATAAACATCGAAAACACCACTTGGGATATTGATAGCCATTAGATGATCCTATATGTAATATGCCCGCCAATGTCTCCAACAGTGGTTTGTACGTTAAGTGCTTCGCCAACAGCGGTTGTGAAGAGTGCTTCTCCTCCACCATCAGCAGAAACTCCACCGTTTGCAGCAACAGCAAATGGACCGCCAATAACAGTTGTATTTGACTCGAAAGTAACAGTTGAAGCTGCACTACATACAAAAGCGTATGACAGAACCTCAAACTGCCTGCCGGGAATTCCGGCACGAAGTTCTTGGGTTGCAGCGGTTTCAAGAATGTCTTGACTTTCTACAATTCCATACATATAGTAATCTCTAGGAACTGCCTGCCTGTCGATGTTTTCAACATTTGAAAAATCTGTAGTTTGGCCGGTAACAGTAGAGAAAACTGTTCCACCGCCCTCATTAAATCCCTCGCCACCGATAATTTTTTGTGAACTCATTTTATAGTCTCCGATTGGTTTTTAAAGTCTAGTATCCATAATTATTGTTATTGCCAACGCCCCAGCTTCCGGGGCTATAAGGACCAAGAATAGCAGTTCCAATAGGAGTACCACCATCGCCTTTTTCGTATTGGTATTTTGTCATGAGGTCATCATATTTCGCACAAACATCTTTATATAGTGTCAAAAGACTACCGCTAACACCACGAAGGTCAATAGCAGATGGACCATCTTTGATAGAAATAGCATTAGCTGATTCAGTCTTTACTTCGCTGCCAATCAGAATACATGCCGATTTATACACGGTAAGAATGGTAAAGTCGCTATCTCCCGTGTCAACTGGATCTGGGGTCAAGGAAACCTGTCCAACATTGACAACGTATGTATTGAGAAACTCAGCCTCATTCTGAACATTGTAAGCACCAACCATCAGAATTTGTTTGAGTCTTTCGTCTGTGTATTTTGTCTCATCAAGATCGCCAATAACCGATCTCAGCATGAGAATCATATCCATTTGCCAAGGCATAGTATCACCCTATAGATTTTCGTAAACTTTAAATGTGCCAACATCCGAACGATAAACGCCACCACCAATAGATATTTTGGCCTGTAGTCGCCAAGTTCCAACCTCGTTTAAATCGCCATCCACGGTTGTGTATTTAATTTTTCCGTCAGTACCATCAGTTACCAAGCTGGCAACTTTTGTGGTAGATGTGCCACTAGGAGATTTGAATACCAACTCCAACGCAGTGGCTCCAGAGACATCTAATACAGTAGAAGTCCCAGAAACACAGTCTTTGATAGTAACCTCAAAGACGGTGCCTATATCATTATAATGCACTTCTTGTTCTGAACAGGACATAGTTTATCTCTCTACTGTAAATTCTAATTGGCGATTAATTTCTAAAGTATCATCTACCTGTCTATTTATACTCAAAACTTGCTCAATTTGAGTTTGAATTTCTAAAGTAAATTCTAGCTCCGTATTAGTCTCTACCGTAAATTCTACAATATCTGGTGGAAAATACGGATTAGCTTCCTGAAACCAAAGTGGGAGCAGTGAACCATCTATCATGCGGGTTCTCCGTGATACATAACGCCAAGAAACATTCTTAAAGTTCCAGCGGCATTTGTAACCCTTCCCACAATATCTCCAACAGCAGGAGTTACTGTAGCCGCACCTCTCGGACTAGGCATAGGAGTTGCGGTATTAAAAGCCGCATCATTTAACGAAGAATAATTACTGATAATTCTAGTGGTATTAGAACCATCTAATTCAAACTTCAACTGACTTGGAGCAAAATTAAAATCTTCTCTAATGTTTGTATTTGAAGGCAGGTTAAAATCTAGACCAAAAGCCCAAAGAATATCTGCGTCTACCGCATCAATTCTTGTAATAACACCCATGACTATCTCGCCATCTGGATTTCCTCCATCATGAGCCAGATGTAGGTTGAATGTTGAAATGTCAATTCGGCCACTATCGCTATGAGGAAAATTCACCGTATCGTCTTTGTCTATCAAAACAAAGTCTGTATTGCCAGTACCAACGGCATCATCGTGATACACAGCATAAACATTACGCTCACGCTCAGTTACCGTCGTTGCAACTTCACCATCAGAGGTTACTTTAGCGTCATATTTTGTAGCACCAGAGAAAAACTCGTCACCACGAATTTTCATTGGCACAGGATTAGCATCTGACACATCTCCGTCATTGACACCATCAGCACCAACAACCATCTTAGAACGTGGATACTTCACGCCCAAGATTTCATCTGCTGCAATATTTGCACCCGCTCCGGGGGTAATTGGTACATTGTCTGCCATTGTTTAATCCTATCTAAAAAGGTCTAGTTCTACCATTCTATTTATATGTAAAATAAACTGTATAATGTCTGGATTGGCTATAATCTCATCAAAGCCATACCATCCAAAAGTTGATATTAATGTCAGATCGTCTGTGACTGGAGTGGAAGGAAACCAGCCAAAGGTCGATACTGCTTGTAGGTCGGCTGTCATTAGCTTCGCGTCCTTTCGCTGCCAGCCTTAGTCAGCACGAATCTAGGAGTTGTATTATCTCGATCATAGAACGTAAATGTTCCCGCAGGACTTTCTACAATTCTACCAGCCGCCATAGCCCACAGGTCATTCATGACATTACCCATCGAGTCAGCAGCATCAAATCCAGATGCCAGTGCCGACCAAACATCTT